TATGCGAATCGTGAGCAGCGCGCAGCGGATTGGCTGAGTTTCGGTTTGATGCCTTATTTGATTCCGATCGAGGATGCGCTTTCTACGCTTGTGCCATCAGCGCAGCGCATAAAATTTAATGTGGGCGGGTTGCTGCGGTCGGATCTTTCAACACGGTACGCGGCTCACGCTGTGGGTATTAGCGCAGGTTTTCTCACGGTTGATGAGGCTAGGGCGTATGAGGATCTGCCTGTTCTGAAAGGAAATGTATGATTGATTTGGTAGCGAACCCGTTAGGTGTTCGGCAGCAAGCGGAGTATCAGAATGCTTTGGCGGTTGTTGAAAAGTTCGGCCAGTACGGCCAGTCGTCGGGCGCTGATGGCGCAGGATATGAGCAGGAGTCTGATCAGTCCGAGGCGGGCGTGTTGTGCGCTAATTGTGTTCAGTTCTCCGAGGGTTTGTGCGCCGTTGTTTCTGGTGAGATCGCTGCCGCCGGTTTATGCCGGTTGTATATCATCCCAGAAACTTTGCTTACCTCTGATGTTTCTGATGTTTCTGATGTTTCTGATGTTTTGATTGAGATCGAAGTTAACGCAGCGCGTGAAGGTTCGGAGCGTGAGGTGCGTGAACTCAAAAATGTTGAGGTGCGTGCTGCTGCGGATGGGACCAAAATTTTGGAAGGGTACGCGACGGTCTACAATTTTGCGTACCCGATCGGTGATCCTGCGGGCGGCGGTTTCGTGGAAACAATCGTGGCTGGCGCGGCCACAAAATCGGCTTCAGAAGCTGATGTGCGTCTGCTGATCAACCATGAGGGTGTTCCTTTGGCCAGAACAAAATCGGGGACGATGACGCTTACCTCGGATGATATCGGGTTGCGCGTTACCGCTGTTCTCGACGCTGCGAACCCGACGGCTGTTTCGCTTGCTTCTGCTATGGAACGCGGCGATATGGATCAGATGAGTTTTGCGTTTAAAGTTTTGCGCGATGAATGGAACTCCGATTACACTGAGCGCAAAATTTTCGAGCTAAAACTTTTCGATGTTAGCATGGTGACGTACCCGGCTAACCCCGCGACAGTCGCGAAGGTTCGTCATGATGAAACAGTTTCTGAAACGGCCAGCGGTCGTTCGGTTGAGATGGCAAAGCGCCAGCTTGAAGCAATAACAGCACGCCGGTAACAAGCCGACACCGATGCCGCCTTCGGCACATGGGTTTCACTTCAAACCACAAGCTGATCCACAAACACTTACCCCATAGGAGGCCCCAAAATGTTGGAGCAAATACGTAGTTTGATCTCCGCTGCTTTAGATAAGCGCGAAGGATCACAAGCGGCTGTTGAGGCAATTCTTGCAGCGGCAGAAACAGAAGGCCGGTCAGAGATGACAGCTGAAGAGACAGAGAAGTTTGACGCAGCTCGCGCCGAGCTTCGCGAGATCGACACCGAAATCGCAGCCCTACAGGCACGCGAGATTGACCTCGCAGATCTTGCAGAACGTTCACTGAAGGCCGCCGAGGCCAGAAAAGAAGTACTACCAATGACAATCAAAGTTGTTTCAGAAGAGAAAACTTACCGCGCCGACTCAGAGCACGATTTTGTGGCTGACGCTTTCAACGCACGGTTCGGTAATGACCGTGGAGCAGCGGAACGCGTAGAACGTGCACGCGAAGAAGCACTCGCAGAGTACCGCTCAACCACAGGGAACTTCGGTGGGCTTGTTGTCCCCCAGTACCTGACCGAGCTGTACGCTTCGACGCTTGCTTCGGGCCGCCCGTTCCTTGAGGCTGTTACAAACATTGCGCTACCCGCGCAAGGTATGAACCTCACAATCCCCCGTGGTGCAACCACCACAGGCGTAGCAGCTCAGACGACTGAAGGCACGGCTGTTTCAAACCAGACGATGACAGAATCTGATCTGGTTGTCCCGGTTCGTACGTTCGCCGGTCAGCAGATTGTTTCCCGCCAGTCGGTGGATCGTGGCACAGGGATCGCAGGGATTCTCCTAGCGGATCTGTTCCAGCAGTACGCGACGAAGGTGAACGTTTCGGCGATCTCCGGTGATGGAACTTCAGGCGGGCATTTCGGTATCCTGAACACAACCTCGGTGCAGACCGCAGCGTGGACCGGCACCACTGGCGCTTCGCTCGTGGCTGCTATTCACAACGCGATCGGGAAGATCAACGCCTCGCGCTTCGCCCCGGCAGATCTGATCGTGATGCACCCGCGCCGCTGGGCTTTCCTTGCCGCAGCATCCGATAGCAGCAACCGGCCGCTCATCCAGGTGGATGGCCCCGGCTTCAACGCAGCCGGTAACGGCATGGCCGCAGGCTACGGGAACACCGTCGGGTCTATCGCAGGTATCCCTGTGGTTTCCGACGCTGGTATCCCCACTAACCTCGGTGCGAGCACTAACGAGGATCGAATCATCGTTACACGCCGCTCCGATTGCCTGTTTATGGAAGACGCCGGCGCTCCTGTTGGTTTGCAGTTCGAAGAGGTTTTGGGTGCTTCGCTGCAAGTGAACATGGTGGTCTTTGGTTATTCCGCTTTCACCGCAGGGCGTTACCCTGTGGCGACTTGCAACCTTCAGGGAACCGGGTTCACCCAAGTTCTTTCCTGATGTTTAATCGGGTGTGTGCGCCGGTTTAGGCAGCGGCGCACGCACCCTCCTGCCTACTTTCTGCTTTGGAGTAATGATGGATAACCCTTGCCGGGTTTTGCTTGCTTTCCCTTCGACCGGGAGGGACATTTCAACGCGGTGGTTGCGGTCGTATGTTGAGATGGATTTGTACGACCGTGAGCGTGCGGTTCAGATTTGGGAGAGCCTTGGGGCCCCCGAATCGCCCACCCCGATCGATCTCCGGTTACTGCACAATTACGTCGCGGTTGAAGCGACGAGCAACCTGGCGAAAGCGCGGAACCGTTTGTGCGAAGAGTTTTTGGGCAACCACCCCGACGCGGAATGGTTGTGGTTTTTGGATACCGATATGGTGTGGGAACCGGAGCTGATGCATAAGATGGTTGCGCGCGCCGTTGAGTGTGATGCCAAAATTTTGGGTGCGTTGTGTGTGATCGTTACCGCTGACGGGCCGATCCCCACGCTGTTCGTGGATAACCCGGACACGGTGACTCAGGTAATGCTGGATTGGCCGGAAAACACTGTGGCTCAGGTTGCTGCGACCGGCACCGGGTGCTTAATGGTGCATCGTAGTGTTGTGCAAAAAATGTTTGATGATTCGGGCGGTTCCGCTAATTGCTGGTTTGGTTTCGATGTTGTGACATCTGATTCGGGTAAAGAATGGGCGTTGGGTGAGGACATCAGTTTTTGTTTGCGTGCACGCGAACACGGGTTTACTACGCATGTGGATACGACGGCACATGTGGGGCACCATAAGGGATCGAAGGTGTGGTGGCCTTCAGAAACGAAGACTGCCCCGGTGCGGTTGCCGGCGGAGGTTTTGAATCGGACGGGTGATCAGTCTGTGCGGGATGTAAGCAAATGATGTTTCGTCCGGGGCCAGATGCTGGCAGGTATCTGCTTGCGGGTAACGGGCATCGGGTGGCTGTCCCTTTTAATGTGCGGTGGCTGCTACCGAAGGTGTGTGGGGGTTCGGAGGTGCGGTGGCGTGTGGTGTGGCTGTGCTCGTGGCCTGTGCTGTTTAGCGGCACGGTTGTGTGGGCTTTAACGGCGGGTGTTGGGGTGTGGCGGGCGTTGGCGTGCGCCGTGTTTTTGGTGGCGTTGCCTGGCATCTGGGGGCCTTCTAGTGTGCGCCCTGTGGGCGTTGATTTGCCTGCGATGGCGGTTGCCGTGTGGGCCGCCGCCGCGTTTATCAACGGGCAACCGGTAGCAGGGTTTGTGCTGCTTGTGATCGCTACAGCAATCAAAGAGCATGCACCGGTTTGGGTGGCTTTATGGGCGTGGTCGTTACTTCCCCTCGCCGCGCTCGTAGTGGTGCCGATCGCGTTTTTGGTGTTCCGCCCCGAGCTCGACGCGATCACATCGAACCCTGTGCTGAAACGTGTTCACGATCACCCTGTGAGGGCTGCGTGGGAGCATCATAAAGGGCAGTGGCGTAACGCGTGGATTATGGTCGCACCGTGGGGTGCGACGCTCGCTGCGCTTGTTTCTGCGCCTGTGCAGGTGTGGGTGGCGTTGGCTTTGGGTTACGGGCAGTTGTTGATAGCAACAGATAGTGTGCGACTGTTTCAGACGGTCGCGGGCCCTGTGATGTGTTTAGCTGCGGCGCAGATTATTCCGCTGCCGTGGCTGCTGCTGGCGGTTGTGGCGCACGCATGTTTTTGGCGTGACCCGGTGTGCGGATGAAACTCAC